CTGTGTGATTTGTGGAGATGATAGATTTAAATTTAAGAATGTATCTCTAACTTCATTTTCACCTAAACCTTGATTTCCTGCTTGGGCACCACCTTGGTTAACCAAATTAAGATCTAAAGTATTAACAGATGATCGAAGATTTAACGATAATGAGTGTCTAATTGTCTCATCAGCTAACTTTTCAGTTCTAGTCCAAATATCTCTGAATGGATTTAATCTAATATCACCAACATATTGAATAACGTGGAATGGGTTTACATTTTCAATTCTAGTTGCAAAATTTTGTTCAATCCAATTACTATTAGTATAATCAAGAGTTACAACATTTCTGTTTATTCTTACTCTAGGATCTAATAATTTATAATTAGTTGTACTGTCATAGTCAGATGATATAATATTTTGTTCAGTTAGTGGTTTATTAAAGATAGTATACTCACTAATTATGGGCGTCATTTCACCGTCTTCATTGACTTGACATAAAGATTTGTCATTTATTAAAGAATTGTCGTTGAAAGAGTCTGCGAAAAATCCAGTTTTAAATCTATCAAGACCATCAGAATCTTTAATTTGGAATGCCTGTGTGCTTAACTCCAACAATGATAGTGATGTTACCCTTTCAAGTTTTTCGATTCTATTTTCTATAGAACCTATGTCTCTCATAGTAAATCTTTTATTATCAACCATCTGAATAACAGCATCAGAGGTATCATAAAGATATGGTGGTAATATAATTGATGCCACCTCTAGAAAATCCGATCCCTTTCTTGGTCTCTTTGGACTTAATGATGATGTACCTTTTTCTAAGGCAAAACTCCCATTATAGTCTAGATATAAAGTATCAATCCTTGCCAAATATACATTATATGAAATCAGAGAAGCTTCATTTGGTGTTGGGAATACTTTTAGTGAAGTACTGAAAGTTCTTGATGCATAATCAAAAGGTGATGAAGAAGATCCTGTAAATTCTGATACTCTTGGTCTAAAATCTAAAATATCAGATGCTCTAATATTATATTTTCCAATCCTTGGCACATCAAATCCGTAATTTTCTTCAGTATAACTAGACACAGTATACACATCACCATTATCTTGAGAAGATACATTATAATAATCATATACTACCTTTAACTTTCTAGATGGTTCCGGATAATTTTTATTTCTCACTATAGATGAATAGTCATAATACTCATCCTTTTGTCCTTTATTTAATCTAAAACCAGAAGTAACATTTTTATATGAACCAAATGTGATTGACTCTAATTCGGCATTAATATTAGAATCTTCGAATTTAATTACTTCACCAAGAGCAAATTTAGATCCATTTAAATACACAAATTCAACTGTGTCTCCAGATTTCCCAACAATTCTTGCAACTGATCGAGATGACTCACCAATAATATTTTCACCAATAATTGCATTACTTTGTATACCGTAAGTCGAAGAAAATGTTAATTTATCAAAGATAATTCCATTTGAAACTTCTTCATATATGGCAATAATTTTTGATACGTCAGGATTTCTTAAACATATTTCTTCATCTTGCACTCTAAGTCCATAATATCTGTTATATGTGAGTCCATCATTTCTACTACTATTGGCATCTGATCCCGAGCCTTCATACTTAGATAAAGATATATCTAAAATATTACTCTTTTTAAGAACTTTTGCTTTACTTTGTATTCCAGATTTTATAAATGATCCATTGACTACACTAACAGTCTTGCTATTTGAGATATTGTAAAAAGTTACACTAGTATATTGTGAATTAAAAACAACTTGATCAGAGGTTAATGGTTCAATAGTTCCATCACTATAGTGAATGGAATATCTCTCTGGTAAAAAGGTATTGAATCTAACTGATGTACTATCTGCAGGAAGATCAAAATTAGAAGTAGATAATGTTAATTCTGAAGTACTTTGGGTGATACTTAACAGTGCTTGAGAAGAAAAACTGTATTCAGAAGCACTCAACCTTGTAGATGCAATATTACTATTAGGGAGAATTGCATATAGATATCCTTTTTCTGGATTTTTTATGGATGATCTAGCTATTCTAAATCCAACTTCAGTTTCTGCAGCACTCAAAGTTCCAATATTTACATCAGTTGTTGCTACAGTAGTTGCAAGAGTTAGTGAGTTTGCGCCGACGGATAAAACTCTATTATAAGTATCTAGTATATCTCCTGGTTTTCTATATGCAATTATAGTATCTGTAGTTATTCCTGATAAGGGTTTGGATGCAACTAGTGAACTACCCTGTCCACCAACTGCGACAGTCACAGTATCAAAGGCATTAAATCCTGGTACAAGGACTTTGTCCAATACCGCATCTGCTATGAAAGTTGTTGCATAATCTGAATTATATACACATTTAATATCATTTGTACTATATGTTTTTACAGAAACAATGCTTCTGTGGTTTGCATCAATTCCATCAATAATTATAGTTTCATTTTGTAAAAATGTTCCGGATTCTTGTCTGACATATATTGTACTTATTCCAGCACCATCACTAACAGCATATCCACTTGCACCACTAGATTGACCAACGACCCTTGAACCAGATTTGATTTCACTGGATGATAAAGTGGTACCCAGAGTAAGTGCTGTGTACATTCTGATATCATAAAGATACAAATCCCAAATTGATTTTTCTCCCGTGTATGCAGAATCGGATAATTTAAATAGATAAACTCTAGCATTACCAATTAAATCACCACTTGGTAGATTTGAAGATCCTCTTCTCCTTGTGTAAAATGATACCGTAGATTTTAGTACTGCTGATCCAAATACGTTATTTACTTTGAGAACATTTCCCATATCAAATGGGACAAGAACACTATCAATTTCTTCAGTATCTCTTGGTTTTTCAACATCAAGTACTGTACCTACATTTTTTTGAATATCATAACCTTTAACATAAGCTTTTCCTGGTCCAACAGTAACACACATCAAATCGTCAGATGGTGTATTTCCTTGAGTAGTTACATCTCCATCATAATATTTTCCATTATTGCCGAGTAAATTATTTAAAGAAGAATTTAAAGATACGCTAAAGTTATTTGTAGTATAATTTCCGGATTCATCATAGGTTCTTTTAGCTAAATAATCTTTGATTAAGTTATAATCAGTCTTCGTTTCTAATTTTCTAAGTACTCCGTTTTCTACACGAAGTAATTCTATAAAGTTAGTATCATTAAAATCAGTTAAGGATTTTTTTGATAAAACTAACTTAATTCTAAATCTATCTGCTCCAGGCGATGAAAAATTATTAAATCCACTAGCATTATCATAAAGTGTAGAATCATCTTTTGCAGTAACAATTTCCTCTAAAACACTTAGTCCAACTCTATAAGAAGATATATTTGTATAATAATCTAATATTAAAGTTTGTTTTTCTACAGAGGCAAAACATCCCCTTACAAAATAAATACCATTCTCAATAGATACAGAACTTCCAATTTCGATAGCATTTGATGATACTAAAGATGCAAATGGTGTACCATCAGATATTATGGTATTATTGATTCCATATGTAATAGTTTCTGTGGATGATAAAGATTCTCCATCTAAAAATGTTGTAAAATCAAAATTAGAACCTGAAGTTAAATATTTTACATATAATGTAGTCTCATTTATCTGTTCATTTGGCAGTACCACTTTCTTAACTACTGCCGTTACACCAGAAGATTGTCCTGTTATTTTCTTACCAACATATTTTTCGATATATTGGTTAATATCTACACCAAAAGAAGTTGTATTTACCTTTACTGCATGAAATGATGAATCATAGTGAATTCCGCCAGGAATTACCATAGATCCTTCTTTAAAAATATGACTACCAAAAGATTCAATCTGATTTTGTAGAATAGATTGAATTGTATTTAATTCTCTAGACTGTATAGGTCTTCCCGGATTAAAAAGAACCTTGTAATAATTTTTGTCCGCATTAAAATCATCAAAATATGGATTGATGTTGAGATTTGTTTTTTGTGCCATTTTTTAAAATTCTAGAATGATTTTAATATCTTCTTTTTGTCTAGAGCTTCTTGTTACTAAAGGTCTATTATCGATAAAGATAATATCTCCAGATGTTTTATTTATTTCAGGACTTGATGCTCCACTTATAAAACTAGAATCTAGATTAATTATTTTATTGTTTATAGTTAATGTTGATGCATTAAATGACGTATCAATAGTAGCAGTAAATCCACCTGCTCCCGAAATTATATTGGTACCAGAGAATTCTAAATTTTTTGAGAAAGTAGAAATACCAACATAATCTGTTTGATCTGCAGTGCTGGTGTTATAAACTAATGATCTATCTTTAAAATATTTTAAGATTGATGTTTCTCTATCAAATGAGGCAACATAACCATAGGCATATCCACCAGTCACTTGTTGTTGCATCAATTCGCCAACTACCGGTACAGTTGAACTGCCAAGAGTAACTTTAAGAGAATATAATCCAGAGAAAGTTGAATTTGTGTATGTATTATCAGATATAAAACTTAAAGGATTTCTTACTATCCCAATTTGTGCAAACTTACAATCGGATGGGAAGTCCTTCGTTGAAGAATCAAATCTACTATAAACTAAAACTTTATCCGAACCAAGTTCTCTGTATAAATCATATCCATGTCCCTTAGATGGTGGAATTATTGGAATTAATTTTGCTGGTTGAGTGAAATTTTGTGTTTGTTGAAGTGGTCCTAAATCGACAATTCCATAAGTATATCCAGACCCACCAGTGGTCACAGTAGTATTTGTAATTTTTCCATTGTCATCAGTGTTTATGAATACTCTAGCTCCAGATCCATCACCCAGTATATCAACTTCACCATCGGAATAACCACCACTTCCGGAATTATCAATGTAAACAAATTTTATTTGATTATTATTTACATCAGAATTTCCATTATTCCTAACATTTGCAATTTGTGTACTTGTTGAAGTACTCCAATCATTTGGTAAAGGTATAAATTCAATTGAATCAAATTTTATAATGTCTGTTGGTGGTACAGTAAACAAATATTTCCAAATATAACCATCTCCACTAGCACCTGCTTTTGAGGGTTCTAAATCTGTAAATGTTGGTTCATCTTGAGATTCTTTTCCTGTTGGATTAGTACCACTAGATCCGTTACTTATGCAAATATAGACTTGATATAAACTATTAATCACATAGTAATTGGTATCATAAATTCTTGCTCGGTCAGTAACCACACTTCTATTTGTAGCACTATAATCATGTCGGTACATATCATATTTTGTACCTTGTTTCCATTCAATTTTTCTAATACATCTTCTTACATTTTGAGGTATTACTCTTTTACCATATTGAATTAAATCACCATAATGTGTAAGATAGTCATAATTATCTACAGGATCGGGGACAACTGCGTCCCCAGGTAAAACCCCATCGGCACCCTCCCAATTAGGGTTTCTTCCTATTAGAGACCCTTTTGGATTAGACAATCCAACAAAAACATAATAATAATCAGTTTCATTAGTAATAGAATCAATAAAATTATTGGTATTTAAAATTCTAAATTGATCCGTTACAAAAGCAGACATTTTAAACCATTTTTTTTACTATTTATACTTGTTTTACAAGGATCCAGTTCTTCTCATTCCAAGAGTACCGCTAGTTTTACCTCTACGTTGTATTGTTGGATATGTTGATAATCCACTAACAGTATATGAAGTTACTCCTATTGATATTGGATTAGATGATCTTGTAAAACCACTAATTTTACCAAAAGAGTATCTTCCAACAGGATCTGTGGAAAATCCTGTGGCAGTAAGTCCATAAAGATTTGAATCATCAATAATATTACACTTAATCGTGGCAGTAGGACTGGTAACAGATATATTATGAACTTTATAGACATTATTTAAGTATTCTGTAGATATTCCTATGATATCAGTATCAGAAGATTCAATTGACGTTACCCCAGATCCAATTCGCGTATCATAAACATAAATTGGAGTTCCTACTGTTAGGTCGGTAAAGACATCTCCCTCAGTTCTTATGACAAATTCCAAAGCCAAAGTAGAACCTACTCCGTTAGTAGTAGCAATACCAACAATAGTACCATTAAATCCGGTTATAGAATTTGCAGTAGTGAGTAACTCCAACTCAAAAGGTGGAGAATCTAACATAACTTGTGGTGGATTTGTAAATGTGTATCCAGATCCAGCGTTAACAACACTAACACTATTAATAGCACCATCAACAATAGAAACTGAACCCGTAGCCGTTGTACCAATACCAACGTCTCCTGTAGTTCCAATCCCAACATTGTACCAACTTCTATTAGTTCCAATTCCTATGATTGGATTTGAAACATCAATTCTAGTTGTTGCTGTATATCCAAAACCAGAATTAACAATGTTAAATGTTGAAATAGTTCCATCTGCTGAAACAGTTGCAGTAACAATTCCAGTTTGATCATTGTCTTGGTATGGAACTAATATCAAATCTAGTTTATCACTAGATACTGCAGAATCACCTTCATATGCAAATAACTCTGCATTATCAACATATATTGATCCATCTGTTTCATTAAAATCATATATTACCTTTGCTGTTGGATAAATTTGTGCTTCTATGGACTCTCTAGATTTTGAATAGAAAATTTCATTTATATAAAGATCTTCTTTTTGCTTAATCCAATCAACGGGTCGAAGAATTTCAGAATTTATTCCATCCCCAAAGTATAAATTAGTTTCAACAACATCAGTAGATACTATATCAAACACCATTCTAGAATTTTGTACCTTAGTCTCATCTAATCTATTATTAAGAGCTCTGACTTTAAGTTGATCTCCAGGTTGAATAGTTTCATCAATAAGAACTAAACTAGAGTCTACGTTAGAGGTGCCCACATAGAAGTAAACTTGAATCACATCTTCCGGTTTTGGTGCTTCTAAGAATCTGAAAGTTGTTCCACCAACAAACTCATAAGCAATTCCGGGATCTTGTAAAATTCCATTTACGAATATAACCAAAAGAGAATTAAAATCAATATTTTGTGATTCTTCAATATTATCAACATCTTTTTGGAAAGATATTAAATCACCATTGTAGAATAATGGGAATTGTTTTCTAATACCATTTTGATATGGTTTTATATTATCCATAAGGTCCATTTGACCAAATTGCCAAGCAGCAAAGTTGTCAGTATAAGTGGATAACACGTATAGTTTAAATTCTTCAATTGGTTCGGACAATCCGGCAGCAGTAACTAGTCCAACTGGTTTTATAACATCCCCACGTCTAAATCCATATCCATATCTAGAAACTTCGAATGAAGATACTTCAAATAAAGTAGATCCAATTCCAACAGTACCATCATCATTATACACCCTGGAAGGTCCAACATCCACATTTATAGTCATACCCGTTCCAGTTTCTGTTGTAAGACCCACAGATAATCTTGAAACACCAATCATTTCAAGATTTTCATATGATGGTGGTTCTATATCTAAAACAGGATTTATATAATTCGTTCCTCCAGCGGAAACAGTAAATCCTAATGTACCACCCGCACCAACAACAATATCAATTTCGGCACCAGAACCACCCATTCCACCAACATTAACTGTTATGGAATTTGTAGTGTAACTAAGAATCTCAGTAGATATGCCAGCAACTGGATCGGTTGATCTTGGATATGCATATGGAACAAGATGATCATCAGATAAACAAGTAAATCTAATAGACTCAGTTTTGATTCCAACAGTATCACTAGTTGTCAGTCCATGATCCTCTATAGAAAGAATCAAATCTCCAGTTTTTTGATTATATTCTGCAAATATTGGTTCATAAGTGTTTGTTGGTGTGTAGATAGAATCTACTTCAGCATCAACAAATCTGTGAATATATTCGGAAGCTGCGTCTCTTATCACATAAGATAGTGGTTCTCTGTATCCAGATCCTGGGGTCAGACCATGTAACCATACAAAAGCAGTACCATATCCAACATAATAATGTTTAAGAGTACTAATACCAACATTCAAGGACACTGTATTTGTTCCTAGTCCAACAACACCAAAAGGATCTTGTTCATTTTGAGTGTATGGGAAATAGGATATAATCCCAGCTTGACTATCGCAAGTAAATCCTAGACCAACTAATTTAACATAATTTGAATTAGATTCTCTTAATTTATAAATTTCTGAGGATTCTGATTCAATGGTTAGAATTCCATTGATATGATCATATTCTGCTGTAGTAATTCCAATTTCCTTTCCAGTTCTTGCAATTGAAACTACGGGATTTACTATAGTTCCATACTCATCAACATTTAACTTGACCCGAGATCCTACAAGAGGAGCATAACCAAGACCAGAAGTTGAACCAAGAGAAACAATTAATCCCCCCCTAGGTAATTGGTTTTGATTTACATCGGAGTCACTTATATAAATTCCAGTATCAGTTGCAAGACCAGTAAACCTAACTGTTGTTATTCCTGTTTGAACATCTTGATCTAGACTATAATTATAATAATCGGTTAAATTATTAGTAAGTGGGTTTTGTAAAATTCCATTGATGAATAAAACACCGCTTCCACCTTGAGTTGTCGTAGTAAATCCTGCAGTGTTTATTCCCAGTCTGGTTAAATTAAATTCTGATGTTTTACCATCAAATTCAAATGAAATATCATCATAAATTTCATTTTGCGAATAATCTTGTTTCAGGAAGACTCTACCACTAAATGATGCTCTTGGATATAAGAGATTTCTTTCATCTTTAGTCACAAGATCACCAATATTTCCTCTTGGGGGTTCTGCAAAGTAAATACTATCACCACTTATATTGTAAGCACCTTTATATAAGTCAACTTTAGATTGATCTGTATGTGTGGATGATATTGATCCAAAGAATCCTCTTTCAACCTCTACAATATTCAAATCTCCATTTAAATAAGTTATAGATCCATCTGTTGTTCCTATACCAACATTAAGAACCTTCATATATTCATCATCAATTTTTAATATATCAATTGGAGAAATGGAACTTATACCAGTCAAGTTAAAGAAAGAATTTCCTATACCAATACCACCACCATTATTAGTTAATGAATGAGCTATGCCCGTGTATGTTAATGGATACTGAACTAAATTATTAATAGTAATCAGTGATTTTTCATTCTTTTTATACATTTCAAGTTTGTGAGCATTACCTTCTCCAAGGTAGGTAATTGTCACTCCAATACCATTCATGGCGTTTTCATAATTTGATGCGAGTTTAAACTGATTATTATTAATTCTTATCGCAAAAACATCTTCTGGTAAAACGGTTGTTGTCACACCAGATGAATTTATAGAATCTTGAATGTGTATAGAACTATTTCCAATTCCAATAAAAGATGAATCTGGTCTATAAATTAATCTTTCACCCGTACTAAAGAAATGATCTTCAATCGAAATTATTCCAGTACTTTGATCTAAAACTAAATTATTATTTGGATTAAAAGATTTTTCAAAAATGGGAGTATTTTGATACTTAAGTGGGAATTTCAACCTATTAATTTCTTGACTATTAAATCCAAAATATTTTGCTACCGATTGATCTTCAACAAAATTTCCTATATGTAACTCTCTAGGATCATTTATTTCATCCAAAAATTCATAGAATGAATAGTCTAGATGTGTAATATTCACATTTTCATTAGAAAATTCTGTATTTCTAATAAATTCCAACTTTATAGTTTCTTGATCTAGTGATGAACTAAAGTGTCCAATAGAAGAACCTGTAGAAACCAAAGGTGCCTCAGTTATAAAAACATTCTCACCATCATATAGTGTAGCAACTTGATGAAGTGATACTGTATCACCCACACTTACTCTCACTAAAGATTTTATGGAGCTAAATAGATCTCCATCATACTCTCTAAGAGTAGAAATTCCTGGGTTAGTTCCAGTATTATATACTGATGTATCAATTCTTACAGTTCTTACCGATTCTCCATCTTGAAGATAAGTAGAAAATTTATAAGTACCAACACCGACAGATGAATCTCCAAAAGCATAAGTTTTTGTTTTTATATTAAAAGTGTTATTTTCATAATTATCAAAAGAAAGAACAAGATTGCTCCCATTAATTGAAGCTCCAAAAGTACTAATTCCAGTAAATATTGAAAAATCATCATCATTTGCAATAAAACTAGACTCTGCTAATATTACATCCGAACTTATACCATCATAGAGTCCAAATAATTCAACATATCTTGATATATTAGTAGTTCTATTATAAAGATAAACCTCAGTAATAAAACTATTGTATGTTGATGTTTCTAAAGATAATACATTAATATCTGAATTATCAGTTTCAATGTAATTTGTTGCCCCTCTTATGAAAACTGGTCCAAGATAAAGGTCTGAAAAATCTTCAGAATTTCCTGAATTTACTCCAAAATATGATGATAATACTTTAATTTCGTAGTTATAATTATATGGATCATTTGGAATGAATAATAAATTATAGTTTCCAAGATCATCAGACTCTACATCAAGTTTTCCATAAGAAGAATATCCATATTCATTATTTGTATAAACAGTTTTTTCGGAAATATATGAAGTTTCAAAACCATCATGGAAAAGCACTGCCTCAGTTAATTGTTGATGATTTATACCTCTCTGTATATTTTCAGGACTACTCTTTATTTGTACTAATACTTTATAATATGATACTTCTGACGAAAGAACCTTAATTGTCAACTTATTTGATAAATTTTCATCATCAGAACTAGAAAATAGTCCACTAATGTTGTCAATATTCAAGACTCTATTAGATCTTGATCCAAAGTAGTCCGAAAGTTGTACAGTATTGAACTTTAATAGTTTTGATGCTTGTGTTGTTGGATCATAATCTACTACCATGTCATAATTTTTTATGACATCAACCCTTGCTTGGGTATCTATTATCTGTGTTGTTTCTACTACAGCACCTGGATGTGTACCAACACTATCAACTATCCCAGTTACTTTATCTTGTATCTGTGTATCTGCAAAATTCTTGGTTCCTAATGGGTGAACAAGTGAATTTACGGGAGTCTTTATTTCTTCCCATGTTTTTTCACTCTTTATTGTATATGATAAATTTTGATAATAATCATTATCAGCAATAAATTGAGTATCATAATTTAATTTTCCAGAATCAGACTTCCACCCATACTCAACTAATCTTGATGAAGATACATTATAACTTCCAGAAACTTGAGACACATCATACACAGTTGCTATTGAATTAGATGTACTTCCTTTAATTTTTGTACCCTTACTGATATCGGTAGATCCAAATAATTTCACATAGTTTTGAGAATAATCTTTAACAATAAGATCAGTTTTGGTTAAAGACTCATCGGATTCAATAATTAAAATACTCTCCCCATCAATGAAAGATGAATGCTCATGAGTTGCTTTAAATACTGGATAGTTTTCTTTTTTGATTATAGAAGCAAATGTATTAATTTGGAAGGTTACTGCTATGCCAGGATTTCCATACAACTTTGGAATTTGAATTTCTATTTCTCCTGGGTCTGACTGTGCGGTGTACCCAATAACATCAAATAATACATATCCATGATCTTTCGAATTAAATCCTATACCAGAATCAGGAATAATTTCAATATTTTCAACATAAACTTGATCACCAACGGCAAATGGATCTTCTGGGAATCCTAGAATTGGAGTTTTTAGTATACAGGTCATAATTCCAGAAGAACTTGAAGTTACTCTATCAACTCTTATTCCATTAGAATTGTCTACTGCAACAACTGTTACTGGCGTAATTGGCAATCCATATGGAATATTGTCGATTGCAACATCAGATATATTAGAATTTCCAAATCCAGATCCAGACATTTCTGGTATTAAGATCCCCCGATCAATTAGCTCCCTAGTATCAGTATCAATAATCACCAGATTTGGAGCATCTGGATAATTTGAACCACCTGAAATTACACTAACATCCTTCAAATAATATGAGTTATTGATGTAACAATTTTTGGATGCTTTTAATGATGGTAATAAAGTTGGATCTGTAGGATACTCAAAACCACCATTTAAAATTTCTTTTGATAAAATTTTACCAATGTTATTTGAAGATAAATTAACAACCAGTCCTGTACCATTTACACTATCGGAGTTATAGTAATATGGCAAATCTGAATAAATGTTTCCACCATCGGTAAGAGTTATTTTGTTTACCGATCCATTTGCATTGGTTGAAGTTGTTGTATACTCTAAAATATCACAATCTTCTTTAGTATAGATGTTTATTTCAGGATTTTCTTGGAGATAAATTTGATATGTTGTATCAGTTACGTCAAATACGTCATATTCATTTGAATAAATGCTATTACTATATTTGATCTTTGAATTATTATTGTTTGATATTGAAGAAGTTATTTTACTCAAAGATGAATCTACTATTGTGTAGTAAAGTTCTTTTGGAAGAGATGCATCATAATTTAAATTCAGTCTAGCTGTTGATGTTACTCCAACTGTTCCTACACCAACAATAAATGGTGATTTAAATTCATTTTTAAATTCCTCATCATAATAGAATTTTAATTGATATCCTTGTAATGAAGAGTCTGAAACATCAAATACTAAATCATTATTTCGAATTATACTGATTTCGGGATGTAATACAAATATGGATTGTGTACCAATTCCTTGTGTTGTAACTTGTAAAGTATTGTACGGATAAACTGTAGAGTCTTTAAAAGTTTCCGACAATCTTAGTGTATTATCATCAAGTCTATTGACATGATAAACTCCAGTAGTTATTCCCGATGGTGTAGAAGTAGAAATATAATATACTTTATCACCATTATTTAATCTGTGGTCTTGTATTGATAGTGTGTTCTCACTAATAGAAACATTCGAAGAATCAAACTGCAATTCTCTTAAAGATAAGGATTTAGTATCTGAAAAATACTTAACATTAAGATATCCACTAGTACCAATACCAACACTTTGATTTGAAACTACACTCAATTCAATTTTATCATTATCTTTCAAATTGTGTACTGTTGAAATTGAGACTGTTGTTATATTTTGGGATATTTTGCATGATTCCTCAGTATAAAGAGTATTAAATGAGTATTCATTATTATCTGATCCCGAATTTAACACACTTGGGAAATACAATCCATTTGTGGTTGTTGTAAGTCCAACTTCAGTTGTTAGTCCAATATGATTACTATTTTTATTGATAATATATAACTCTATTTGATTTCCAGTTTCTGGAATATTCCACGAGGATCCATCAGGACTATTTTGTACCAATAATTGAGTTCCTGCCGTAGGCTTTTCAAAAAGAACTTTTTGTCCTGTTCGCAATCCATGATTTGGCAAATAAATTGTTTGAATTGGTATATCTTTTGATACTAAATTATTTCCAACATAGAAATTTCTTCTGTATTGAGATCCCGTAAAAGTTCCAACACCTACAGATTGTTGAGGATTAAAATATCTTTTATAGTTTGTTGAAGATTTAAAGTTACTATCACCATAATTTATATCTATGAAATTTGGTAAGAAATGAACTGTAGAATTAGATGTACTTAATCCAGAATCGCCAACTTTTTTGCATCTTATTATAGAGTAATCTTTATAATAATTTAAAATATTGAAATACTGGTCATAACTTGAACTACTGGTATTAGTTGTAATTTTGATAGAACTTCCAATAGAAACTATATTAGGATATGAAGAAACTTTGATATCTGTTACTATACCTGCACTATATTGTGGTATTGAATCGACTAATGTTGAATAAAAGTTATTAACCCTAGCTTCATAAGTACCATTTAATTTTAAAAATGAACTTGTGAAACCGGTAACTTCTATTCTAGTGTTTGGTTTTATTTCATGATTTGGTAATATAGAAATTCTAGTTCCATCAACTGTAGATGAATATAACTTTGCATTCAAGTATAATTTACTTTCATTATTGAGACTATCAATAGTTTTACCTTTGAGTTCCGTTACCGTTGCAGTTACTCCAAATCCTTTATTATCTAAAGAATAATTTTTAAAGTTTAACTTATCACCAACTTTATAATTTAATCCTGGATCAATAACTTCAATTTCAGTCACAGATCCTTTAGATGTTGATGTAATTCTTGTTATTTGCTTATCTAAATTACTACTGTAAAAATCGTAAATAGAATTTTGATCATTTGGACCAAATGGTAAAGTATTTCTTAATAGAGATGAATTTTTAAAATCATAACTTTGGTTTAATTTATTACTATTATTTTCTATTATTTTCTTGGATCTATATTTTGGACCAACAAAGTATGGAAACTTTCCAACAATTTCATTATCTGCATTTATTTTAATTGATGCAAAATATGCATAAATTCCATTTGGATATTCTGGGGTTACACACCATCTTCCATTATAAATGTCTAAATCTCCAGATCCGTCAAATTTATAATCATCAATAAAATATCCAGATATAAATCCACTAGGTCTATTAACAACGTTACTAATACTTTCAATGTAACTGGATTTTAGTTGTTTTACTAGTGATGGTCTTAAAGGATCTGAGTAACCATAAGGACCATAAATTGGATTTCCATCATAAGCCCATCCAATTATTGGTGAGTGAACATTTGATGACTCATTAAAATATTTACTCAATTCATCAAAGTAACCACAAACAACATATTGTAGTTGATTATTAATATTTTTATATAATAAGTCTAATGAAGGATCTCTACGTGTTTGATATTGTTTTCCATATTTAAAGGAATTGTCTACAGTTAATGGTCTAATTCTTGGATATGGCAAATAATCTTTTCCTGAGAAAGAAAATTTTATTGTGACATCATCTTCACTATATCCTCTACCACCATCTATAACTACTACATTTGTAATTCTTCCATTAGATATTTCTGCTCTTAATATTGCACCAATTCCTTTTTTACTTTCAACTATTAGATCTGGTACAGAATAAAAATCGTATCCACCATAAAAAACGACTACACGATCTATTACTCCATTAACCAAGATTGCACTCAAAGAAGCTTCCTTACCTTGTAAAACAGATATTGAAGGAATACTTTCTACATTCAATATTGTTGATCCATATCCAACACCATTATCATACACATAAGTATCTACTATAGATCCTTTAACTACAGGAGTTAACGTAATTGGATTAATTTGATTATTTTGACCAGGTTGATAAGTTACTGTTACCTGTATGTCAGGATAATTAAAGTACTGATAACCAGATCCAGTAGAAGTTAAGTCTACATATTTCTGCCTATCATAATTTGAACTATCTGTGCCACTTGGACCAGCATCACATAATCTGAAAGAGTTTGAATCTATTTTTAAAATATAATATTGATTGGAACTTGTTAATCCTCCAATATTAGTAGTTTCATAATTATAAGTTACCAATTCTCCTGTTGAAAATCCATGATTTTTAAAGGTAATTGAATCGGATACAGTTGATATACCACTTTGACTTACAATTAATTTTCTATTTGTATATCCTTCACCAGGATTTACCACTACTACAGAATCTAATGTTTTTTTCGGTTCAGTTCTAAATCTGTGTATACCAAAATTTCCTTCGGTTGAAAGTCCTACAGTGTTTATTCCTGCATTGTAATCATTTAATGTTGTAAAAAGTTTTACTGTTTTTGAATTTATTACTTCAACATGGAATCCCTGGTTATTTTCTAAGTAACCAGTTTTTTGATTTAGGCCATATGCTGGGGATGTTCCTATTTTTTGATTTTTATTTTCGTCAAAAGAATAGTAAATTTTTTGTCCATCATAAAGATTATGGTCGGTTAAAAATGTAATAGTCTCATCATCATAACTTAAACCGCCACCATCATCTATTGGTCTTGCATTGAAAGATATTTCTCTAGACTTATTTTTTAATACTGGTTTTAATGTAGCATTTTTTCCATTTCCACCAATTACTTTAAGTACCAATGGTTCCTTAACATCAAAATAAACAGGATCTACAAAAACTTTTTCTATACCACCTTGAACCACAGGTTGTAATTTAGCATTACCTTCTACTTTAAGAACTGGTGGATTTATAACATCATATCCAGATCCTTGATTAATTACATCAACACGTTCCAATGGTCCATAATATATTGTATCTGTGGATTTTGGACTCAATATTTCCACACCATTAACGATAATTCCTACAGTATCTGATCCAATTTCATCATTACCACCATCAAGATAACTATGATTTAAAGATATTTTTTTAAATATCTTTGCTGGATATAACTTATTATCATCAGTTTTTTGAGATACTAATGTGAATGTATGAGATCCACTTGGCAAAGATGAAAAATAAATGTGCTTATCAACAACTATACTTGATGTTGAAGTATATAATTTTATGTCTTTGTAATTTGTTATTGAAAGATAGTATTCACCTTCTATCAGACCACCTATAGGATCACCAGTATATGAATAATATACTTTATCCCCAGTAACAAATGAAGATAACTCAGTTAATTCTAAAGTAGTGTATTTTTCCTCTATAGAATCATAATTCTTTAGTGAAGATGCTGTCGATTTAATAACATTATTTTTAATCTGATATGATGGAAGTGAATTGGACGCAATATATAAGTTATTATTATCTTCATAGTATAAATTTGATACATCACTAGTAATACTATCAAAAGATAATGGCACAAATGAACTAGTTGCAGTTTTTAATTTTCTGCGAATATCATATGTTTTTAAATCATTTAAACTATCAAGAGATAATGAGAATCTTATTTGAGAACCATTAATTGATTCAACTGTAGTGTTTGATAGTGACGGTACTAGAATCTCAGTATTTCTTTCTAAAAATTCTACCGTATCCCCTACTTTTAGAAAACTTTTATCTAATTCAATATCAACTATTGCTGAAGCTGAGGGTTTATCATAACTAGATAATTTAATTCTAACGCTAGTATTATAGACTAAACTATTCGAAAAAATTTCTGTCGGAATATTTTCTCTATTCCTAATCAGTTTTCCTAAACTACCAACATAAAGATCTTCATTTGAAAATATATGCTTGGCATTTTCTGCAGTATTGTCAATTATAATATCTGAAATATTTGATAGTAATAAAAATTCAAGTTTTTTTGTAATATCACCATTTTCATACCCAAAATAGGTATCTTTAGAACTTATAATAGATTTTGTTGGAATGTTTAAATTGACATGAGAATATCCTACAGTATAACATCCAAAAAATTGATTTACACTTTTACTGGTGTAAAATATTTCATTGGTTCCAAATAAAAAACTACCAGAAGCAGGAAATCCAATTGTAGAATCTACAGTAATTGTATCATAATTATCTGAAGATAAAATTGGTATTATTGTTTTAGTAGATGGAGTACTTTCAAATAGATCCTCATAGTTGATATGGGAATCATCATTTCCAACATATAAAAAGATTTTATAGTAAGTTCTTCCAGATCTACTTAAAATTTCTACTTCGGATACTGACGCAGATACATCTGGATTATTTGTTTTTTGTATTTGCTGTCCAACTAATTTTGAAGGATCACCAGTTTCCGATAGTAATTGAACCAAAAGTTCAATTCTTCTCAAATAAACGGCATTTGATGATTTTACAATATAATTTTCTAAGTCAATGATAGTAGGTGTAATTCCAAATAATGCTCTAAAAAGTATTTTAAATGATTCTTTACTACCCTTAGACTTGTATAATGATGTAGTATTCTTTAAAAAATTATTAACGTTCAGTTCTGAATATAGATCTGAAGATTGTAATTCTGGTAAAATTAGTGATTTTATTTTAGTGTAAAACTCTTGAAGAAATAGTACGCTTAGATTAATTACACTACTTCCTGAATTGTGTGAGGATACTGAAGAAGATGAAAACTTTAATGCATCTTTATACTCTGTTATGCCACTAAATCCTCTAACACAGTCTACAAAACTTGTAGAAGTTTTTGATTTATATGTTATAATTTCAGTTCCAATCTGAATCAAACCATACTTTGCTGGAAATCCCTTAGTACTAGCGACAAAAATCTCAGATGTTACTCCACCAATAATATTTGTGGAAGAAACGTCTGCAGATAATGTTGTTGATTGATTTAAAGTACTATTATTTAAATTGTCTAACCTCAAATAATCAATAAGATTTTCTACAAGGTCCACATTTCCGCCTTGTATTTCTTGAGAAATATAATACTGTTTTAAAAATTCTGAGAATTTGGGGTTTTCAGAAGATATAAATTCAGGTATCTGATTTTCTATGAGATCCTGAATCTTAACTCTATTTTCAAAACTATCGTGTATCATATTAATTCCTTATTAGACTTCCGTTAGAATAACTTGATTGGTAATAATCTGAAGTGAAAAGAACACCAGAAGTATTCTCTCCAGATGTAATAACATCTTTAGCCATATTTATTTTACTTTTTTCAATATCGATTGATAGATACAAATCTTTCAATCCTATTACATCATTTGATTCTGGGAAAGCCTGTATCTCAACCACACCATTTGGCTTTTGTGTTGAAGTGATATTTAATGCATTTAAACGTATCTCACCAGTTACATAATCAACAGTTCCTGCAGACTTAATTATTGTTTGTGGTTTTACATCAGGTACTAGTGATGGTTTGATGACTGCAATAATACCTGTTTTTTTATCTGCATTTGGAATATCTGTAAAATAAAGATATTCATCTTGATTTAGATATCCAGATTGGGATGGAATTTTAAATCCCGTAGACTTAATGTTCCCACCACTAGGATCTACATGGAACCTATTTCCATAACACAACTCATATTCAGCAAATTGATTCAATAAACAGTTTAGATTTCTTCTTATGATTACTTTGGTGATATTTGATGTTATTGAACTATCAGACGCATCTATTAAGTTAATAACTTTACTATATTTGAATCTACCACCAATCTTAGTTGAATATAAAGATTCCGCAAGTGTTGTTAAGGACTTTTGTATTTTTGTCTTTACTGCCAAAGGAGAAGATGATTTGACAGGATTATAATAAACAAAAGAATCCAATTCAACATAGAGAACTTTGATATCGATTAATTTTTGATTAATTCCAGTGATAGAGTATTTCTTTAATTTTGATAAAATAATTTCTTTATCAAAGTCGGAGATGTATAAACCATTTTTTGGTTTAATTGATATAGATACAGAACCATATTCTGGTGGATCTAGTTCTTCTCCACCAACTACGGTCACAATATCTGCGTTTGGATAGATCTCTGTTTTAATTAAAGATTCATAATCACTAGCGGTAACTGCTCTATATTGAGATGAATATATTCTTGGGGCATAATATTTAATTGAATCTACAGTTTCAATTTCGGATCCATCTTTGGATTCTTGTACTGTGGTAATTGTGATGGTTTCATTCGTTGGTACTACTAAAACACCATTCGAATTTTTTATAGATCCTGCAAAAGAAAACTCAGAAGCTCCATTTCCTTCACGACCATCAGTTACAATATAAGTAACGATGATTCTCGATCCATTTTCTAGTTTTTTACCAATTATACCATCTCCAAATAATAATTCATATCTCTCATCTTTAACTTCTTGAATCAAGAAAATTTCAGAATTTTGATCTACTGTAATAATATTATCGATTAAAGAATATTTCTTACCAGTCCCACTGTCATTTGGACCTTTGACATGGACTCTAATTGTGGAAGTATCTATAAAGGAGTTTGGTAGAATGAATCTCTGATCTAAGGAAGCATCAACATTAAAAGTTTGTTTTATATGTCTTCCTTGATAAATTGTGATATTGTTAAATGATGCTACTCCATCAACAATGGATGCAGATATTTCATCTGCAATTGAGAATATGTATGAAGAATCTTTGACTGAACCAACACACAATAGTTCTGGTTGCAGATATAATAATCCAGTTTCATTTGTTTCAATATTAAAAGAAACTGTTGCCGTAGAGCACTTTCTAGATCTGGGCACATATCCAATATTTCTTGCCAGTGATACTACATTCTCTCTTACAGTTGCAGAATCTAAGAAGGCTTCATTTATGGTCAAATTTGTATTGAATGCATTGATGTAAGTATTGTATGCTAGTACATCAATCAATACAGAAAAATTTGATCCTTCAAAATCAAAATCTGTGAAATTTGAATTTGCTCTAAGATAATCTTTGATCGAGGTTTTTATCTGATCAAAATCTAGATTTGTGTAATTTGTAAAAGGCATTTTATCTCGTTGCCTCTAGAATAAATGTAAACTCTTGTGTTGGAAAGTCCTGTCCAATAATATCAAAGATTACTTCTACTTCAACAGTGTTATCATCATAAGTAGAATTCACATTAACTCTTACATTTTCGACTCTTGGTTCATAATTGTTGATTGATCTTATGATTTGATCTTCAATAACTGCGATTGTTCCATAGTCAATGATTGAAAATAGTGAAGATCTTGCATCACTTCCAAAATCTAAGTTAAAAAATCGCTCAGAAGGTATAGTTTCTACAATATTTCGAACAGATCGAATGATTGCCCGCTCATTTTTAAGAATAGGTAAGTCTTTAGTGACTGGATGTGGTTCAAATGATAAACTAATATCCTTAAATGATCTCGATACCCTTTTAATGGACATTGGAAAGGACTTTTTTCTGCATTTATTTATGAGTATTACCAGGAAACCCCATAATTTGGTTCCGTTCCATATGACCAGTCATCATAATCGTCATCATTTCTTATTTTTTGATGCAATTCCGACTGTTTTTTAAGATTATGCTGTTGTTTTTCTAATTCTTCGGTTGTAAATTCTTCTGGATCATTGGATTGTTGCGGATGTGACCAATAACCAGTGATTAAACTGGTCGTTCCCCACATTTGATACATGTAATTGACATCCCTGTCTACTTGTTTGTAGTACATTTTTCTCCTGTTCGGTCTTTTTTCGACAAAACAGAACTTTTTAAGGGGTTCCTATCCCTAAATCGTATTTATTTTTAGTAAAAAGGCGGGTAATAAACCCGCCCGTGTAGTATTAATTAACCTTTACCTTGACCACGATACTTCTTTCGCGCTTTATTACGAGAAGATGCGGCATATTTGGTATTCATGCCACAGCCTTGACGAGATTTTTTGGGTGCGCCCTTGACATACCCACCACCTTTACGCATTGCCATAAGAATTAATCTCCTTGAGTGATTTTAAAAGTAACCTTGACGGGATTTGTACCTCCCGACTCATAGTATTTTATCGCAAAGTCTTCCATCAGATCAAAATATTCATCTTCTGTAAGATTTTTATGAGTTTCAACACCATCGACATAGACGGTGTAAAATTCTTCTTTGCTCATAAGACTCAGATGATACGAGTCTTTTCGTGACCAACACGAACACGAGGATCACACCAGATCTCAAAACCTGCTTCCTTGGCATCGAGACAGAATGAAACGTCCTCACCACACATGTCTTGAACTTCACCAGACTCAAAGACTTGCATCTTTGGTGCAAACCATGGATACTTCATCTCAGAGTGCTCAAAGACACCGTTTTTGATGAGAAGCCATCCGAATCCAGTGTAATCAACGGTAAATGGTTTACGACGCTTTGAAATACTGTCAACCGTTTCGTGATTCATTACACCACCATTACCACGGAAATCGTCTTCGTCTAACCAATGTGCAACGGATGTAGTTGATCCATCTTCTGTTGCATACCAACCAGCGGCAATGTCTTTATCCATTAAAAGAATTTGCCAGAACTTTTGAGTATTGAATACGATGTCACTATCAATCCATAGTTGATAGTCATACTCCAATTTGCCGTCCCATGGTTTTTGGTCTGGCCCCCTTAGAACATTTGCACCGAGACACTTACAACGTGCAAAGTTCACCATGGAACTATAGTCTTGACTAATCTGAATACTTGCACCTGCTTGTACAAGATCAAAACATAATTGTACAAAACTTTTTAGATATGTATATGAAACACCCCTTCCAGGTAGACAGAATACAACTGTCTTTCCTCGAATCATTTGCTTTGCAAGATCATAATCCCACTCTTGCTCTGATTTTTGTGGAATGGGTGCCTTTGCTTTTACAGTGAATCCCTTTGTCATAATCGAATGATTTTTACTTCAGTATCATACCACTTATATAGTGGTTCGTCAATCAATGTGATGAGTCGAGTGTTGCCGTCCTTGAGTAGTTGAGTTTCTCATAACTCAGGTCATCAATCGTGTACTCGGTTTTCATGAGACCTATCATTCCCTTGGCAGTCTCCCAAGCCTTTAAAAATTCTTCTTCCGTTAATCCGTAATATATGCATTTATCTCTTGCATAGATGTGATACATTGTGTCAGTCATTTACAACCTCTTTCAATATTAGTTCGTCACCATCAATGACCCATTCAACCTCAGTGCCTTCATACCATCCAAGATCATTGATGATCCACTCAGGTATTGTAACATAATAATCATCGGTTGCTGGATCAACCTCTACGGTCACAAAATTTTTGTCCGGATTTTTTTGCATATCATTTGATTCTTTCTTTGAATTATATATCAATTTTGATTCTTGTGGGAGAATCCTTTGAGTCTTGTATCTTATGGGCGTCCGTAACACTTTGTAGACTACAGGGACCCATTGATTTTAGTTAAGGGGGGGGGCCATGGCCCTCGGCGGGGAGGGGGGGGGACCCATAAGGACTGCCAATCACGAACCCGCAACTGATCAGCACTGCTGATAGGTATAAAGAGGGGCAGCGATTGCTACCCCTTAAATGTAACTAACCTAGCGTAATCCTAGGTGTTTCGCTACAACGTAGGGCATTAAAGTAACCTCCACGCCATAATCGAACTCCTCAGACTCTGCAGGGAAAAATGTAACATACCATCCGCCAGTTCCTGTTATCGTAGGCATCTCACCTTTAAGTTCACATGCCACAGCATAATTGTAGGCAATTGTTCTAATGTATGCTGCCTTACTTTCCGCGTTAGGTGAACCATTGCGGTTGATTTGCATCAACACGTTGACTGTATCTTCTAGTCCAGAGTATTCCCAACGGATGCGGATTTGCTTGGAAAGTGTAGCGGTCATGGCGAAAGTTGCAATGGTAAAGTGGAAAGAAAGGGGGGAGGATTGTCCCCCCTGAATGTAACTTACTTCGCCCAAGTTACGCGGATAAACTTATCGCCCTCTGCAACTTTAGCGATTCCAGTTGCAACCTCTTTATCCTTTTCTGCCTTAAGGTTAATTTCAAGAACCTTAATCGCGGGAGAATAGGTAACTTTATCGCGGGAGGTTAATGATACCAACCCCCACACTGTGCGCTCGGAGGTTACATCGGCGGCGATCATAATGCCCGCGATCTCATCACGCAGGCGCTTCAATTCTGCCTCCGCTTCCTTACACTTAGCGTCAGCGGTGGCAAGATGCCCCATAAGGGTCTCAAGCGTATCCGAAACGATGGCGGCGGGCAGATCGTAGGATTGTGCCATTTGTCTGGGGTGCGGATCGGGTGAAAGGTCGTTTCCGATCCGTTGAAACAACATTAACCGACCGACCCCGATCCCACAAGGGGCAAACGGTATCGCAAGATACCAAAAAGCAAATCCGACTGATCAGCAACGCCTATGGGCAAACGCTTGACGGATCGGGCGTCTGTGTGGTTGGAATCGCAGCAGCAGGCAGTTAGTATGAAGAACTCAAACAGTGCTAAGTATAAAGAATTAGACAGGACTGAATGTAAAGAATAAACCACACCACTGACCGATAGTTTACATTCAACCCTGAGTAATTCTTTATACTCAGTGGTAAGTATAAAGAATAAAGAATTATTTCTTCTTTCTTTTATTCTTTGCTGCTCCTTTCTTTGGTGTTAGGATGTTCTTAAATCTTTTATCAGGGCGGGATTTGCCACCCTTGTGAATCCAGCGTCCCATTACACAAACCTCGCAGGAGAACCACAAGACTGATAGAATGAAATCATTCTTTCTGCCTCTTCTTTTGTGGTGAATGATTGTGTGCGCCATTCACAATTATTGTATGGCGTCTGATAAGTAATTGTGAAACCGATTGAATTGATTTGTTGTTGGTTGTTCATTGTTTTGAATGTGCTTGTGTATACTAGTCGAGATTTGAAGATTAACGGTCAAAAATCTCAGGGAAGGCGTCATAAAGGCGCTTCTGATTTCTGCCATCGGCACGGTGCCAAGCAGCAACGATCCTTTGAGCGAATCCGCCATGCTCGCCGCGCTCGGTGGCGTCGATTAAGTCCCAAACGTCACGATCGCCATTGGCACGTTTGGCGTCCCAGACTGCCCAAGAGAGGTGAGAGGTTGCGTTGATCATTGTCAGTGGTAGTTGACTTCTGAATTCTACAGGAGAGAAAGGGGCACCCGTGAGTCAGATGCCCGATCGTTACATTCAGTAACCTAACCAGACCAGGAACTCACCCGTGTCTACGGGTCCGAAGTGGGCAGTGGTTCCATAGTCTGTGCGGAAGTCATCCCATAGACCGTGGTCCTTTGCTGCTTGGCAAGCAGTGGACCATCGGATGGTCCCATTGGCCGGGTCAGTGCAATTCCAGAGGATCTCAGGGAAGGTGGGGAAGGTCATGGGTTCAGTGGTGTGAACTGAGATAATCATACCATAGTTGGGGGGGGTG